CGCTGTCCGCCATATCAGTATCCGTGTAACGGATCTGATCGGTGAGCAGAGCCTCGTAAGCCTCGTACTGGTTCTGACCGGTGATGCAGATGGTCGGCTGGTCATTACCAACCGAACAGTTGTTGTAAAGGGTAGCCATCGCGGCGATTGTGATCGCACCGCCCTGATTGGTTACCGCCGAACGCCACCACGAGTTGTCCGAATCGGTGGCATCAATGCCGCCGGGAGAACCCGTAGAACCAACCAAGGCGCTCAAGCCGAGCATATCCTTGTTGCTGTTCCCGGTGCCATTGCCGAAGAACATGGTGTTCATGTTCTCAATGATGGTTTCCTGCGTCTGGAAGATCTTGCCTTCCAGAAGATCAATGATCTGGGCTTCGCCGTTGTTCTTGGCTTCCTCCATGCCATTGATTGTCACAGTGGCCGCGTACTGCTTCCAGTCGTACTCAGCCGCGCTAATGCCCGTCTGTGCCGTCGTGGAAATAGTGTCCGTACCAGAGTACGAACCGGCCGTTGAGTTGGTCCCGTAGATTACGGGAACCACGATCTTTGCACCACCCGAAATACGCCGAATCGTCTGACCGTTCGTCAACGCATAGAACAAAGGCCGTGCGCTGAAGATGTTGTCAGTTAGTTTCGGAACATAGTTTTTGAGGGTAGTGGAAAGAATCTCGTCAAAGTTGCTGTTTCCAGCCGCCATTTCTGTTCTCTCCTCTTCCTAATAGGGTTTAGGAAGCGAGTTGCTTCTTCGCCTGAGCGAAAGCCTCACGGATGGACGACGGAGACTCCAACGGGGGCGCCGTCGTGCCAGCCTGCCTCGAACCTGTCGGTTCAACCACGCTGGCGCCACGCTTCGCCTCCAAACGCTCCTGCTCCTTCTCCAACTTGCTCGCCTTCTCGGCAACGTCGGCATAACGCATGTGCGTCAAGGCTGCCTCCAGATTGCCGATCTGGTTAGTCAAAGCATGCTGGTAAAGTTCATTAGCGTCGAAGTCGCCGTACGTCGTCTGTAGGGCCGCAACCTGCTTCTCAACTTGTTCTCTGTTGCGTAACCGGTCCTGCTGTGCAAGGCGAGTCTCCAGTTCGGCAATCCGCTGCTCCGTCGGATCCGGCCCCTGCGACTCCCCCTCGTACCAATCCGAATCATACGGATCAGACTTGGGGGCTGCCGGGGCGGGTGTCCCCGCAACACCGAAAGCATCCTGAAGCGCATTCAACGTCCCCGCCGGATCTGACTCCAACGAAGACACAATCGCCTCTGCCTGCTGCAACCGCTTACGTTCGGACGCCAGTTCCTGCGTCTTGCGGGTGTAATCCGCCTGACGCTGGTAGCCGTCCCTGAGTTCACTCAGGCTGACCTGCTGCTCGTCGCCGCCCACGATAATCGTGTACGCCTCGCCAGTAGGTTCCGTCACCAACTCGGAAGCATCTAGATTGTCCACCTCGGTGGATTCCGTCACCTCATCATCCATGTTCATTGCTCCTCAGAGTCCCCGAAGGGTTGCTCCTATATACGAGGGACGAAATGTCCCACGACCATCACAGGGCCGGAAGTTCCAACCCCATCTGACCCTGCAACTGCGCCAACAGTTCAGGCGGCACGCCGCCCGTCGGGGCGAACGCCCCCGCCTCAGGCACCGGGGCCACATTAGGGAACCCCTGCGGCCCCTGAGGGAACGCCGGAACGCCCTGCGGCTCCTGAGGTTGCTCGCCTCCCGGCGGCAACCCCATTGGCTGTTGCTGAATCAAGAACTTGTCAGGATCCTTGATGCCGAACCCTTGACTGAGAACATGCTTCGCCAACGCAGACGGATCAATAACCGTCCCCACCAGCGGAGCCATGGCGTTCAACAACGACACGGCCTGCTGCTTCCGGATCGTGTCGTTCATCGGCTGAGTCGAACCGGCTTCAACGCTGAAATCGAACTCGCCAACAATGTCGTCCCGATTGTACGGAACGAACAGATCAGAACCCTTGTCTGCGACGCGGGCCATCTGATCGCCAGTCATGAACTGCTGCATCAACTGGACAACCCGGCGGGCGATCATCCCGATCCCCAACTCCACAATCGCCAACTTGTCCGCAGCCCTAGCGTTACCGGCATCGGCGATAATGCTCGCCTCAGTCGCGGTGCGCCTGATCTCCGGCATCTGACCGCGCGCATACTCAGACACGCCCGACACCGTGTTGATGTCGCCCTCAATGATCTCCGAAGTGTTGTACACCTCAGGCGACAATGGCACCTGAGGCATCGGAACAACCACCTCGCTGAGAGGCTTGTTCTCATCCACCACCGGCACCAAGCGCCCGTCGGCGTCCGACTCCAACGCCTCCCGGCCCTCGGGGCCAAACGAACGCTCGTGATACAGATACTTGCGTGCATACCGTTTGCGGGCATTCACCAACTGGGAACGGGTCTTATCCAGTTCCAACTGGAGGGACTCAACGGCCTCCAAATCCCCCATCGGATAGAAATAGTCCGGAATGTCATAGTTTCGCAACATGACAAACGGCTGTCCATACGCATACGGCATCGGGGTCGGATCGACCAGAAACTGGTCACCCGACCGGGACACTACCGCCATCGTGTTATCCCGCACATCGTAGAACTCGTACACAACGGTGCGTTCAACGTCGCGGAGACGCTCGTCCATCTCCCGATCCGGTGTGCCGCCAATAGCGTTCGTCAGCGAATCGGCAGTCAGATTCTTCCGGGCAGACGCCTTATACCGCTTGTCGGCCTTGGCGTCCTCCAGTGGACGCACAATCCGTTGCGCGATCCACTTCGCATCCTCGAGACACGTAGCCTCCGGGTCCACGAAGATGTCGAACGGCGAAATCCGTTCGACAAACGGCTGATCCTCCACCACCATCGCCATCGTTTGCGGCACATTCGCGGCGAGATCCTCGTCAGACGGCAGATCCGCAGCGAAATCGGGCGAGTTCAACGCGAACTCGTCGGCCTCCACCGCAGCCTCGTTGAACAGTTCGTCCCGTTCCTCATCCGACAGGGTGCGTTCCTGCTCAACGAACTTCCATCCGACCTTCAACCAGCCGTGCCCGAAGATCAGGAAATCCTTGACGGCCCGCCGGAACGGCGACCGGAAATCGTGATGCTTCCAAAGGTGGTTTACGACGGCCTCAACGAACACCGCCCGGTCGGCGTCCTCCGGCTGGTTCGGAGTGACCACCACCTTCGGGTGGTTCACCGAAACAGACGGCGCAATCACGTTGATTGTAGAAAACGCCAGATTGACAGCGATCAGATCCTCGTTGTTGGAGGTTGTGGACGGCCAATGCTTCCCACGGTACAGGTCGATCATGCGGCGCCAAACGTCGTCATAACCGGCGTCGTCGCGCCAACGCGCCGACCCCTCCAACTTGCGTTGGATCATCTCAAACTGTTCAGAACGGGTCTTTCGAGGCATTACACCCAACGCTTCCCAACGGGTTCGATGTTGCGACCCTGAGCCTGCGCCTCAGAGATCACCTTCTGCTCGCGCTGATTCATCGTCAAATCCTGCTCATCGGGCGGCAACATAGACCGGTACCCGATGCCGGTATCAAACTTGATGCCGAGCAGTTTCTGACGCCACTCCCACAGTTCGGCCAGTTCTAGGTGAGTCTTTGGACCCTTCAGGTCCGTGACATATTCGCAGAACTGCTCGTATGTGGCAGACGGTGACAGAACCGCCACGTTACTTGGCGTTATGGCCCTTCAGGTTCGGCTGGGCATGAACATGCTCAACCTCACCCACGGGGCCATGCTGGTTCTTCGGCGTCTGACGGCTACGAACCGCCGCCCCCCGGTGACCACCCCCGTCAGAATCCGTGCCACCCGATGTGCGCGTCTTCGGCGCAGACGGGCCACCCGGCTCCCAAATCGGATTAGCGGAAACGGAACCGCCCCGCTCCATCTTGTTGTTCTTCCCCGAGGGACCATCGACTGTCTGAGTGCCGCTGGTGTGGGAAACAAATCGTGCCATATCGGTCGAAACCTCCAAATAGTCTCTAACAGTAGGGTCAGGGTGTCCCACGTACCGTCGTGGCGCCGATCCGTAAGGGATCAGCGTCCACATCGACACCCGTGATGAGCCTAGCGAACCAGTCCACAGTCCAATAATCGTCCACCCGGGGAGCGAACTCCGGCATAAACGCATACTGGCGCATCTGATTCGACAACGCCAACGCCATCACCCGATCATCATGCGGTGAACCCGACATCGTGCCCCGCTCATTTCGCACATACGTCCGCAACTCCGCCACCGAATACCGGTCATACAGTGTCAACTCGTCGTTCCGGAGAGCCATACCCAAATCGTCGATCAACAACGGCTTCGTCGTCCGCGTCGTCTTCCACCCGAACTCCTGCGACACCTTCGTGGTCGCCTGATTCAAACTCCGCTTCCGAAACAGATTCGGATACCCCAAATGCCGCAACTGAACAATCGTCGTCAGACCATGATTGTTCGACTCCACACACATCAACGCATCGTTATACAACAAACCCAGCATGTACACTTCATGCGCCAACTCGTCGGGCGGAATATGCCCATGCCACACCGCCGCCTGCTGGCCGGTACGAACATCAATCACCTGAGCGCACGAATAGTCGCCATGCGCCAAACCCTCAGACGTATCAACCCCGATACAATAAATATGGTCGCTACGCGGACGCCGGTACACGGTCAGCACGGAACTCCACCACCCTCTTCGCAATCTCGCTCATGTACCCGGCCTCACCCGGCTCCTCAAACTGCTTCTGCCGATCCAACGCATCCAAATCAAACACCGGGTTACCCGACTTGATGAACGCCTCCTCAGGCGTCGTCGGATACTCCTGAGCCAACTGCCACGGCAACATCGACTCCTGCTTCGACTGATACCACGACTCATCCCGATCCCCAGTCGCAGACCACGGAAAAAACATTGGCTCAAACCGGTTCGTACCAGTCTCAGACCCAACCCACAACTCGTGAAAAAAGTTGCCAGACCCGTTCGCCGTAGACAACCCGATAATCCGGCCACCCACATCCGCCACCGGCTCAATCGACGCCCACGCCTCCTCCGGGTTCGGCAAGAACGCCCACTCATCCACCACCACAAGACTAGCGGACTCGCCACGCGCAGGATCCGACGCCGACGGCATCGACGTAATCATCGAACCATTATCGAAACCCATCTTCTGCTGATGCTCCACCAAAGACTTCGGGCCGCGCTCCACCATCCACCTCGGCAAATGCCCAAACCCGTACTTCGACTTCCGCAACAACAGAACCGATTCCCGCTCCGTCCGCGACAAATCAATAATGTTCTGATCCGCATGAAACCACGCAAACAAGAACTGGTGTGCCGCCACCAACGTAGTCCACCCGATCTGACGGGCCTTCAGAGTCAACGAATAACGATGCTCATCCCAATGATCAACGGCCTGCGACTGGGCATCCCGCAACTTGAACAGAATCTTCCCATGCGCCGGATGAGAAATATGCCAGAAGTTCTCCAAAAAGAACTTCTCATCCGCCACACAACGCCGCCAAGCAGCCTCCTGACGAAGTTCAGTCAGACGCGACACAGCGCCCTGCGTTCTTCATCTGACCACACGCATTGCACTCCAACCACTCGAACCCCCCAGCCTCCCCGTACTCGCGCCAATCATGCGAGTTCGCTCGAGCCTCACCGCCCCGATACTGCCAACACACATCACGGTTCAAGAGGAAACACCCCCCAAGCGGTGCCGCCCGGATACGGCAACGCCTCCGGACGGCCACCAGCCATCAGCCCCACAGCGACCACAAAAAACGCAGCAGCCACCAAAACCACCGCCACCACTGATCGAACGTCACGGATCACCATCCCAACGCCTCCTTCAAGGCTTTGCCGAACATGGTGACGATGATAGCACAAGCGACGGCTCCGGCGAGGATCCCCACGGCAGCAAGAACATGCCTCACCACTATCCCGCAAACCCGCGTAGCGGGTGCGGCGGCCCCCCCACTTGGCGAAGAACGGAGTCGTCAATAATGCCCAGTTCCTCCCCGATCACGCCGCTAGCCCGCAGGGCCTTGGTGCCATTCTCCCGGTACAGCATGTCGATAGTCATCCCCGGCATATCAACCTCTCGCTCCCAAGCCAAGGAATCATAGAACAACTGGCCCGCCTCATCATCATAGGCTTCGCCCAAGAAGCGGTACATCTCATCGGCATCTAAATCTCCACTCAGATACAACCCCCCCACCTCCTCATACCGTGTACCCGTCGTCATGTCGGCAAGCACCTCGGGTTCAAACTGGCGCAGCGGCCCGTCCATATCCAATATCTCACCCGGTTTGAGGTCGGCAACAAACTCGGCAACGTCTGTACCAAACGAGGAAGCCAGCGCCTTGTCAGGAGTAACATGCAGCACATTCGGGCCGAACGGAGAGACATCGTAGACTTCTCTCAGCATTTCGGCTTCCGGCAAACCACGGCCCAGATACCCCGAACCGCCGGAAGTGCCCCGGAACAACCGCAATACTTCGGGCGCCACCTCGCTCACGGCCCGTCCCGCCTTGCGTAAGCCCCCACCGCCCGGGACCGGCAGCGGAACCATCCCGGCAAGACCGCCGATCCCCAGATCGGCGGTCAAGAGGGGGCGCACAACCTCCCATGCGGTGCCCAGAGAGCCGCCGCCGAGGCCCCGCCCCCCAGCCCGGGCCGTCGCCGCCGCCGAAGCGGCGTATTCCGGACTTTGGAGATTGGAGAAATCGTTCCGGTCTACGACCCGCTGGCGACGACGCACGGGGACATGGCGACCACGGTCACCGACTTCCCTTATTGACATGACTCGCACGACTCCGGATTCTCCAAATCACACGACCCCTCAGACCACTCAAAAACCCGCTCCATGCGGTCCTCATCCAACGCATCCATCAACGCCTCGAACTCGTCCTCATCCATACAGGCGCCACCAATCCGGCAACACCCCGGAACGGTAAAACGCCTCACGCTCCCGACGACGCCTCACAGCACCCCGCGCCAAACGCATCGCCCGCCGCCACTTCCGATCAGCCCGAAGAGTCACCGGAACGCCCCAACGCCGCTACCCATACCGCCAAGCATCCCGCCGCCACCAAAGCCACCCAAGC